CTACTCCGGCATGACGACGCCCGCGGCCGGTTCGTCGTCCCCATTGGCATCAAGGATCTCTTCGAGATCATCTCTCGCGACACCGACGTCTTCGGCTAGCTCAAGCAGCTTGTGCCGGGAAATGCCGTCACGCCTGTAGGCCTCGAGGCCCAATGCCAGGATCTGCTCTGCAAGAGACCAGTGCGCGTCTTCATCCCAGGGCTTGATCCGCAGCGCTCGCCCGATCTGCACCCCCACCTCTCGCTGCCTCATGAGGGCGTCGAACCTATCGTTTTGGATGAGCTTGAGATTCAGCAGGTGGTAGAGCGCCGCCTCGTAACTCACCCCATAGTGGTGGGCCAAGCGAACGACATCATGGACCTGCACAGTCTGACTTCCTGGCGGCATGCGCTTCTGTACCAGGATTTGCTCGGCGCGCTCAGAGACAACTGAATCGTCGAAGACTTCTACCGTCTGACGGGTCGCTTCTCCTTTTCCCATGGACTGCATGAATGAGCTCACACCCGCAGCCGGCATCAGGAAGTGCGCGGCGAACGCGTTCGCCCTGATTTCGACGAGATCTTCGCGATTCGCAGTTCGGCTCACGGTGCCGGATCGCTGACGGTCCGCCAGAACGTGGCAGTATTCGTGAGCGTACGAAAAGAGGCGTCGGTTTCTGGGATGATTGTGGTTCACGACGATCACAAGACCAAGCTCTCGGCTGTGCAGGAACAACCCCGAGATGTCGCCCGGCATGGAGTACTCCGCGACTCGCACGCCTTGGCTCCGGATGATCTCTGCGATCTCCCAGGCAGGTGAATTGCCCAGGCCGAGTCGATTCCGCTCTTGTTCGGCCAGTGAGCGGCCTTGGCAGATCGCATCCCATTTCGTGGAAGGTGGTTTGAGGGAATAGCTCACTTCCATCGCAGCGCCGCCGCCTGAACGCCCAAGGAGCTGTTCGAGGCGGGTCGCTTCCCGACACAGATTCGCACACTTCCGCAGTTCGGCGCCCAGTAGTGAGTCCTCAGCCACTCCTGGGGTCGATCGAAAGAGCGCCAAGACCGGATCATCTTCAAAGGCGCTCTCACTCACGAACTCGGAGACCGCGCGGCCGTACAGGCGTGCCATCCTGTCTAGTTCGAGACTGTTGACAGACCGCTTTCCGGCTTCGACTTGAACTATCGCAGTACGAGCTAGGCCGAGAGCGTCCGCCACCTGCTTCTGGGTCATGCCGCAGTTCTCTCGAGCCGCCTTCAGCCTGCGAGCGAGTTCGATTTGGGTCACGGCCATTTTAGTCACCTCCCCTCCGCAAGTATTGCCGCACTTCTTGGAGGCCACCCTCGAGGCCCCACAGACACCAAGGACCGCCAACAGAGATGCTGGCGTTAGTCTCGCGGCTTCATGTTTCGCATCCAGGGGCGTGCGCCCCAGGAACCCTATCTTTACTTCTTCCGCCTGTTGTAGGGCGACTGGTTGGTGGGCTTGAGAGAAACCCCGTTCTCGGCCGCTTTCTGCCGGACGGCGTCCTCAGTCCGGCCCAGCTTGAGCCCCATCACCCGCGTCGGCGTATTCTGCTTCGCGAGATCCTTCAGTTGACGAACATCCTGGTCGCTCCAACCCTTGCCGTGGTTGGGGGGCGTCTTGGCCATCGCTACACCTCCTGGTGCTGGGCGTCCACGCACGACGCTCCGAAATTCTTCCCGCTGACTAGTGAACCCGCGCACATTGTCGTCAGGTTCGTGTCTCTAGTATAGGAAATTCGAACATCGTCGTCAAGTATATGTAGATGGTGTTCGACTTGCGCACGCATAGTATTACGGGGCGATTGCGGCGCAAATCGTTCCTGTACAACAAATTACATAGATTTTCGCGAGGATCAGTTTTTCTTCACGGACGCCACAATTCCAGGCAGGACTTTCTCCGCCGACCGTCCGATCACGTACCCGCCCAGGCCGATCTCGACGATGTCCCAGAGCTTCAGGACCTCAGCCTCGCCCAGGTTCGGGGCCGACCACCCGAGCCACCTGGCCACGATCAGCCCGACGAAGACCAGCATCGTGATCGGCCGCCAGGTCCGCTGGAGCCAGCTTTGACCCTGGGCCTCCGCCTTGACGACTTCCGCGGCTGCCCGCTCGATCTCCGAAGTCCGCTCCAGGACGGCCGCCTGCAGCGCCTGCTGCAATTCGATACGCTTCAATTCCTGCTCAGGGTCCGGGAAGATGCGGTCGGCGACTCCGCCGGCGACTTTCCCCAGGATGCCCAGGATCTCTCCAACCATGGTGCTCTCCTCTCACGCATAGGCCCGGTTCAGCCACCCACCCTGGAACACAATCTGATCCGCGCTGCGGGCTACGCGGAGCCTGTACTCGCCGGCGGCCTCGGATCTCAAGGCCGCCATCAACGCCTTCTGGTCGGCTCGCTCCGCGGCCCCACAGGTCTCGGTGCCCAGAAGCCCGTCGATCACGACCCGCAGTCCACAGGCCTGCAAGGCACGCTGGAGGCAGGTTACCGCCGTCTTGTTGCCGAGATTGACCGCCAGATCGAAGACCTTGATGGCGGTCGCTTCGGGCAGGAACTCGTACCGATGACCGCGCCAGTAGCGCTCCCAGTAGACCTCGATCGCCTGCTCTCGGGTGAGGCTCGCAACGTCCAGGTCCGGGTTCCAACGCTGGGCAATCCCGAACTTGGTCGGCCCACCCCTATCCGCGGGATTGTCGGTGTAGGTGTCGCCCTCGTGCTCGAGGACGACCTCGATCGCCCGGTCGAAGAGTTCTCTGCTGTTCACGTCAGGCCTCCCTTCGTGCCAGCTCGAGGCGCAGCGCCCCGAGGATGTCGCACAACCTCTGGCTGCGGTCCTTCATGTCCGTCTCGATCTCCTTCTGAGTCTCGTTGAGCCGCTCCATCCCGCTGCGGATCTGGATCAGGACCTCATGGACGTCGTCCAGCGAGTGCCGGCCCGGGGCCAGCGGACACACGACCTTGAGCTCCTCGAATGCGACCTTCGTCCCGTTGCTGCCGTTGCGCCGCCACAGCTGGTTTCGCGCGAGGTCGATCGCCTGGACGGCCAGCTTCACTGCCATCATCGTCGCCATCAGCCCGAGCCCACCGAGTCCGAAGCTGCGGGCGATCTCGAAGGTTTCGTTCATGCGAGTGCTCCTGCGGCCTCAGGCCGTGGTCTTGGTGACGTCCGCCACCAGTTGGATGGTGCCCTTCTCGATGGTGTAGACCTTCCCGGTGGTGAGCCGGATCTGGATGTCGTGAACCAGGCGCCTCGTGCCCAGACTCGCCGTGTCATCTGGCGTGAGATCGAAGCGAAGATCGCCGTCGACATCGATCCCGCCGGCCACGACGACCTGGCCGGTCCCTGGCGTGTCGGCCGCAGTGATCCGCTTCTGCAGACGTGCCTCATCGTCCGGTTGAGCCGGGTGGCGCTTGACCGTCAGCCAAGCGACCTCGATCGGGGCCACGAGTTCGGTGACGGTCCTTCGGATCTCCAGGTCATCCCCGACCACGAACCCCGTGATGGCAACGGTGAGGTCTGACATCAGCTCGGCCTCCTTGCTCTCCTGGTGCCGGCGTGGACCCAAGCGACAGATCGCATCGCCGATTGCCCCGCGTGGACGGATCGAGAGGCCTGGTGACGCGCGGGAGGCGCGGTGTAGCCCGCCCCGACGCCACAGGCTGCTAGACCGCGGCCTGTGGCCATCGTGGCGGTGGACGCGAGGATCGTAGCGACCAGGTCAGCGAACCCAATCCCGGTCGCTGTCGCCGAACCGGAGAGATCCACGACGGCCGTTCCCTGGGCTGCTCCAAGTCCGGTGGCGATCGCCTCTGCGGGCATGGCCAAGCGTGCCGTTGCCAGCGAGGAGCCGTGGCCCGTGGCCTCTGACGAGGCCTGGCTGATGGCTATCGTGAAAGCCTGGACAGATCCGTATCCCGTCCCCAGGGCAATCACCTGGCCGAGCAGGCCGGCGGAAGCTGCAGCCGACCCTCTGCCGGTTGCGATAGCAGCGCCCTGGGCCCGCACTCCACCGACCGCCTGACTCGAGCCGAGCCCGGTCACGTGCACGGAAACCGGCAGAACAAGACGGGCGGTCGCCAAGGTCGCACCACGCCCTGTCGCCCCAGCTGAGCCACCGGTGACGGCGTTCCCGATCGTCTGCGCCGCTCCGAGACCCGTAGCTTCTGCAGATGCGGGCAGGATCAAGCCTGGCAAGACGGCGGCTGCTCCCCGACCCGTCAGGGCCGCTTCCCCGGAGACGACCGCAGCCCCCTTCGCTGCGACTGAGCCGGTGCCCGTGATCACCATCGTCACCGGCAGCACGAGCCGAACCGTCGCCGCAGACGCGCCGCGGCCTGTCGCCTCGGCTGCACCCGAGCTCACCGCAACTGCCAGGACGTCGGCCGTCCCTTGTCCCGTCGCCATGCCGACCAACGGCAGGACCAGGAACCCAGAGGCCTCGACCGCCCCACGTCCGGTCACGGCCGCCGAGCCGGTGCCGACCATCAAGGCAGCCGCTTGGGCAGATCCCGCCCCTGTGGACACTCCCGCCGCCGGGAAGACGATCTCGGCCACGGCAGACGTGCCTCCGCGGCCGGTAACAGTCGCCGAGGGCACGCTGTACGTGATCCGCAGCTTGCACTTGTCGCGGGTCGTGTTGAGCGACGTGCTCCAGTACGTGTGCTCGGAGTCCCCGATGCTGAAGTCCCAGACCTTGATGTCGGTGTCGCCGGCGGTGTCGACATGTCCCGTGGGATTGCCGCCGCCTACAGCCAGGTCGAGCCACGTGTTGTCCGTCGGTCGGGCATAGAGTGCCACCATGTAGGCGCCACCCGACCACTCGTCCGCGTTGCCGTCGAGGGCCGCCCCGATGAACGTCCCGATGGAGAACCCGACGCGGTAGACGATCGGATCGATGTACGGTGGCTTCGGAACGCGGATCAGGAACTCGACCTTCGTGACCTGGGCGCCGTCCGGCAGGCTGGACGTGTCGAAGTTGAAGAAGGCCCGCCACGACTCCTGGCTCAGTGTATTCTCGCCGGTCTGGCAGTTCGCCGACCCCGTGGCCGCAACGTACGTCGACGGAGAAGAGAAGGTGATCTTCCCGCTCTTGCTGTCGACGAAGTCGAAGGTGACCGAGGTCAGCATGGGGCGGGCCTTCCTTCGGCCCTATTCCATGCGAAGCTTCAGGTTCCCAGCCGCGATGCGGAAGATGCCGCCCGAGTTCACCGTCTGCGGTTCGTCCAGAGCGCCGTGGTGCAGAAGGTTGCCGCCGGTGGCCGCGTCCTTCATGCCGAAGTGGGTCACGGTTCCCCACGCGCCGGTGGCCGCGGCGAACTCGATGTCATCGGCGTTGGTGACCATCATCCCCACGCCGTCAGCGACCGCGAGGTTGAACGCCGGCGCGGCCCCACCGTTGGGGTTGACCTGGGCGCGGGCGTAGCCACCGCCGGACACCTCGGTCCCCGTGTCCGCGTCGGTCGGGTCGGTGGTGTAGAGCGCGATGTACAGCGCCGCAGGCGGCGTGAATGCCTCGCCGTTGTAGACGATGTCGAGATACTTCGCCTCGAGGTAGTCCGAGAGAGCGCTCATCGTGGTGGTCCTTTCTGTTCAAGCTGTGGCCGCGGCCGTGGATTCCTCGTCCTCGCCTTCGGCCTGGTCCTCGTCCTTCTCATCCACTGGTTCCTCGGAGTCCTTGGGCTGCTCTTCCGCAGGCTCGACTGCTGCTACCGGCTCCCCGGAGATCGAGAGCCCGTACTCCTTGGCCAGCGCCTGCTCCCGGGCCAGTTCGGCGAAGACGTCCTCGATGTCCTCACCCTTCTCGGCCAGGAATCCGGTCCTTGTCCCCAGTCCGTTCTGGATCGACAGCACGGCGGCCTTGGCTTCCTTCTCGGGATCGATCCACTGCCAGCCACGAGGACGATGCCGAACGGCCATGTAGCGGGAAGGGTCGCGGGAGGAGAGCTTCAAGCCGCCCGTGAGCAGGGCCATGCCGAGCCAGGCCGCATACAACGGCCGCCGCCACATGTCGATGAAGTCCTGCTGGATGGACCGCCAGTCGTCCCGCTCGACCAGCGCGAAGCTGCGCATGGTGGAGTAGCTGACACCCTCGGCGTCGTTGGCGAGCACGTTGTAGAAGACGCTGAACCCCGAGGCGATCTTGCGAAGCATCTGCTTGATGAACGCCGGGAACTGCGCTGTCGGGTGGTCGGGCTCCCAGGCCTTGAACTCGTAGCCGTCAGGGACGATCTCGAACGTCCCCGGGTTGGCCTCCATGGTCGCCGGCCGAGGATCGCTGGCCAGGTCGCCGGCCAGGGAGTCGGCTCGCTTCTCGAACAGCCCCATCTTCGAGGCGCCGATCCGTGCAGCGACAGCCTCCGACTCCTCGTAAGCGTTGAGCATGTGCGCGGGGACCATGACCGAGTGGACCCACGTGACGCCCCGAGTCTGGTTCACGCGGTCGGGATCGTAGAGATGGAGCATCTCCGCGGCCGGGATGAAGTACCGCTCCCGCATCAGGTCGGTACCGACGGAGTCCCATACCCAGAAGCCGACCGGCCGTCCGATGGCGTCGATCTCCACGCCCATGCGGATCTCGTTCTGGGTGCCGCGCCGAGGGCGGCAGAACGTCTCGTCGATCAGATCGGCGTCGATCGACTGCAGAGCCAGGCCATGCGCGTTGCCATCGAATCCCCGCCACAAGCGCACGAACGCCTCGCCGTCGCAGGCAACGGTCTTGAGGATCAGCTTCTCAAAGCGGCGCAGGGTGAGCTTGCCATCGACGGAAACTGGCGCAGCGGCCCACGCAGCCCAGGCCTCTTCGATCGTCTCGTTGGTCTTGGTGTCGATCTCCTCGCCGGCCCAGACCTGGGCCTGGAGTTTGATCCCCATCGGTCCGATGACGTTGTTCACCAAGAGGCGGAAGTAGCGTTTGACGTAGCTGTTGTTGCGGCCAAGCTCGCGGGCTCGCGCGCGCAGAAGCCGCAGATCGCCGCGAATCTCCTCGTCTGCAGACCTCGCCTGCGCGATCCAGTCTAGCAAGAGCCGGTGAACGCCTGCGCCGTCAAAGACGCTGCGTTGGCCTCTGAGCTCGCGCCAGGCGAGACGAATAGCGCGGCCAAGGCGCCTGTGCAGCGGCCTCTTCATCGCTTAAACCCGGGGCCTGTGAATGAAACCAGCACGGGCCGCGTTACAAACTCAGGGTTGCGCAGGCGGGCAAGCCGCGACTCGAGCGTAGCTAAGAGCGCGACGGCCTCTTTGATCGGCATCTTCGAGACCGCGCGGCCGGCTATCTGGTAGCTCTCCATCCCCGCGGGCAAACGGCCCTCTATGTGGGCGCGCAAGGCTGCAATCGCGCGCTCGATCCACTCCTGCTCGCTGCCTTCGGCAGCTTCGGCCAGATTGGGCAGCACGGTGACCGTGCCGCGGCCTATCTCGTAGACCTCGCCAGTGGCGCTTGTGACCCGCTCGACCCACTTGTAGAGCCCGGGCGCGAAGCCACCCTCGGTGTCGGCAGCCTCGAGAGTGACCACGAACGAATCGCCGTCAGGGGCCGCGGTCTTGGCCAGCACGCTCGCGCCGGCCAGATGCAGCTTGAGCGTCCATCCGGCAGATGCCGGATAGTCGGCCAGCCGCCTGCGGTACCGCACGGTCGTGCCCGCGGGAAACGATTCGGGAAGTGCTGTGAGTTCTAGTGCCATGCGCCCACGTTGCCACCGCCGGCGAGAGCCCACCAATCTAAATGACATTTAGATTGGTCGGCCTTTCGCAGATGCACCACTACTGGGTGCATGAGCACCGCAAACGCCATCAAGACGCGCACTGTGAAGGTGCCGCGCATCCAGTACCGCGACTTCGAGGTCGAGGTCGAAGCGCGCGCTGACCAGAGCGAAGGCCAGCTGCGCTTCTACCCGGTCTCGTTCTCCAGCGAAGTCCCCGTTCGCAGGTTTTCGTGGGATACCTGGGAGGAGTACGACGAGGTCCTGTCCCACGCGCCCGGCGATGTGGACCTCAGTCGCGCGAAGAACGGCCTGCCCTTGATCAAGTCCCACCAGCGGCTCTTGCACTTCGGCTCGGTGAACGACATCGCGCTCGATGAGAAGCGCGGCCGCCTGCGTGGGATGGCCAGCTTCTCGTCCATTCCCCTGGGCCAGGAGCAGGAAACGATGCTCCGCGAGGGGCACATCAAGACCGTCTCGGTGGGCTACCAGGTCCTTTCGATGGAGATGGTCGCCAAGGACAAGACGACCGGCCTGGCGACCTACCGCTGCCGCTGGATGCCCTACGAGGTCTCCACCGAGCCCATTCCCGCTGATTACAAGGTTGGTTTCGGTCGCGCGCGCACGGCGCCCGAGGTCGATCTGGTCGAGTTCACGATCGAGGAGCCCGCTACAGAAGGAGAACGAACCATGAGTGTCGATGCAGGAACCCCCCAGCCCACCGCGGCCTACGCGCCCGCGCCGGGCACCGAGACGTCGGCCGGGCCGGCGACCGCTGCGCCGGCACCCAAGGCCACCGAGACGCGCGATCGCGGCGCCGAGGCGGCCGAGATCATGGACATGGCCCAGGCTCACCGGATGACCGACAGAGCGGCAGGCTGGATCAGGCAGGGACTCTCGCCGGACCAGGTTTCGCGCGAGATCCTCAAGGCAGTGCGCACCCAGGGACCCGGGCAGCCGTCGGCCGAGGCGCTGGCTGCGATGCCGGCGCGGGACAGAAAGCGCTACTCAATCCACCGGGCGATCCGTATGCAGGCCGAGCTGATGGACGGCAAGCGCGCCCGGTACGACGGCCTGGAGGCCGAGATCCACGACGAGCTCGTCAAGCACCGCACCGGCGCCGACCACGGCGGCGTCCTGGTGCCGTGGCGCCTGAGCGATGACGACCAGCAGCGCGTGCTGGGCACAACCCAGCAGACCGGCGGCGCTACTCTCGTCGGCCAGCAGGTCATGCCTGATATGATCGACCTGCTGCGCAACCGCGCCCTGGTGCTTGTTGCCGGCGCGCGCCTTTACCCGGGCCTGCAGGGGGTCGTGTACTTCAACAAGAAGACCGGCGCTCCGACGGTGACCTGGATGGAGGAGAACCCCCCGAGCGACGCGCCGCAATCGGAGCCCTCGTACGGCTACGTGTCTCTCTCACCCAAGACCCTGATCGGCCAGGTGCAGATCCCGCGGCAGCTGTTGGTCATGTCCTCGATCGACGTGGAAGCTGATATCCGCAGCGATCTTGCAACCGGCCACGGCCTGGCCCTCGACCTTGGCGCCCTGCACGGCAAGGGCACGGACAAGCAGCCCGTGGGCATCTACGGCGCCGGTGACGTGCAATCCCACCCGGTGGGCGGCGTGCCGGACCTCGAGGACATCACCACGATGCCTGCGCTGGTTGCGGACAAGAACGCCGACCTGGGGGCGCTATCCTGGATGACCACGCCGCTCATGGCAGGGGTGCTCAAGCGCACGCCCCTGGTCAGCGGCTATCCGGTCTTTCTGTGGGTGGGCACCTACCGCGAAGGCGAACTGGGCGGCTACCCGGCGCGCACCACGAACCAGATCTCCAAGACCCTCGGCGCCGGCAGCAACGAGCACGGTCTTGTGTTCGGCAACTGGAACGACCTCCTGGTGGGCATGTGGGGCAACGACCTGGAGATCGTGGTCGACGTCGTGACCAAGGCCGCGCGCGGCCAGATCCTGATCACCAGTTACTCGATGGCCGACACCGCGGTGCGCCGCGGCGAGTCGTTCGTCAAGGGAACCGGCGCCCTGCTGTCGTAACCGGGTGCAAGGGATACGCGCATGACGGAGCAAGGCACGCTGACGATCGAGGTTACCACCGGTCACTGCCTGGGTGGCGAAGGCAACGACGTCTACCCCGGTCAGATCCTGGTAGCTCCGAGGGATCTATCGATCGCCGAGGCCCGCAAGAAGGTCCGCATCGGCTACGCCCGCGTTATTCCGACTGCGCCCGAAGCGGGTCCGCAGGCCGCCAAGGCTTGCGGGCCCGCTGTATTGAGCCAACGGGACCCGGCAGTAGAGACCCGGGACCCCACGATCCAGGCGCCCCAGGGGCGCAGAGGCCGGCCGCGCGCCGGCGGGAGGTAACCAGAGATGACCAACCTGCTCAACGCCTTGTCCCAGACCGTGGGCTCGGTTCTCGCGCCCGCGGCCAGGCGCACCTCGACCCTGACCGGCACCGGGATCGACGTGCTCGAGTACGAGGGCGTGGCCCTGGTGCTGCTGAACGCCTCGGCCGGCACGGGAACCACGCCGACCCTGGATGTCAAACTCCAGCATTCGGACGACGACTCCACCTTCACCGACGTCTACGACGGCGCGTTCACCCAGGTAACGAGTGACGCGGGAACCGCCGGTGTGAAGGTCATGAAGATCGTCGTCTCGGACCTCAAGCGGTACCTGCGCGTCGTGGGCACGATCGCCGGCACCAGCCCGTCATTCGATTTCGGCGTGGAGTTCGTCGGGATCAAGAAGGCGAGCTGAGTGATGGGCTACCTCGGCGAGGCAGACATCACCGCGATGCTGGCTGATCTTGGGGCCTGTGGCGGCGGCGTCTCGGTGACGCTCGGCGGCTGCACCGTGACCGGCTTGCTCGACCGCGAGGCCGCCGAGCTCCTGGGTGCGGAGATGCCCGCTCTGGTGGCGGCTGACGAGGTCGTGCACGTCGCAAGCGGCGCGCTGCCCCAGCTGGCCTCAGGCGCTGCGATCACCGTAGGCGGATCCTCCTACGTCGTGCTCAAGGTCCTTCCGTACGGCGATGGGGCCATGGTGCGCGCCCTGTTGAGGCGGCCATGAGCACGATCCGCGAGCAGATCATAGCAGCAGCAGCCCTGGCGCTGGCCACGGGCACTCCTGAGGGCGTACCCACCCCAGTGCGGACGCGCCTGGACTCACCCAGCACGGACCAGTTGCCAGCTCTCACGGTCTACCAGGCAGCTGAGACGGTCGAGCCGATGCGAGACGCCAAGACCGGCGCAGCCAGCCGCGGGCCCATCGTACGGCGCTCGGTCCTGTTGAGCGTCGAGGTCCTGACCAAGGCCAGCCTGGGCAACGAGCCCGACAAGGCGGCCGATCCGATCCTGGCCTGGGCCACCTCGGCCCTCGCCACAGCCGGCACCTTCGGTGGCCTCGCCAACGGCCCAGCGGACGAGCTCGGAACGAAGTTCGAGTACGAGCAGGCAGAGACATCGTTCTGCCGCGCCACGCAGACCTTTCGCATCGAATACCAGAGCCGCGCCGATGACGCGCAGGCGCTGACCTAACTGGGAGGAAGCCATGGCCGAGGTCGTCAACGGCAACAACATCCTGCTTGGCAGGGGCAAGATCTACTTCGATCGGTTCGACGCCGCGGGGCAGCGCACCGGCGAGCTGTTCCTGGGCAACTGCCCCACGTTCGAGGTCACGCCCACGAGCGAAGACATCAAGAAGTACTCGAGCGCCGACCGGGCAGCCGATCTGATCGCCTCCGATGTGCTGCGCACCACGCTTGCGATCAGAATCGTGGGCGATGAGTTCTCCAAGGAGAACCTCGCCATGGCCTTGTTCGGCGATACGGCCACGCTGTCCCAGACAGGTTCGACCGTGACGGCCGAAGCGATCGCAGACGTGCTGCAAGGCCGCTACTACCCGCTCTCGAAGCGCCAGGTGAGCCTCGTGACCGTAACCGGCACCGGCGGCACTCCCACCTTTGACGTCGATGACGACTACAAGGTAGATAGCGCCACGGGCCGCATCTACATCGTCGAGGGCGGCGCGATCACCGATGGCACGGACATCGAGGTCGATTTCACGTTCGGGACGATCGCGCTGCCTACGGTGCGCGGCATGAACCAGACCTCGATCAAGGGCTACCTGCGCTTTATCGGCGATCCGGCGCGTGGGCCCAAGTACGAGTGCGAGATCTGGCGCGCCTCGGTGCGCGCCGATGGTGCGATCGGCTTCATCTCGGACGAGTACTCCAGCTTTACGCTGACTGGAGACATCGAGTCCGACGCGGTGAATCACCCCAACGAGCCGCATTACCGGCTGATCAGGATCGCGTGATGGCAGAAAAGCACACTCTCGGCGGCCGCGCGTTCCTGGCGATCGAGGAGTCCACCGTCGAGCAGGACTTCCGGTTCCTGTCGCTCGTGGGCCGCGCGCGGATCGACGAAGTCATCATGCAGCCGCAGGAGACTCCCGAGGCGTTCGCGCGCCGGCTTCTCGAGGCCACGATCGAAAGCGGCGTGATCCTGGACCTCCTCGGATGCCTCCTGATTCCAGAGGAGCTTGCTCCCCGGGACCGGGACCCCGGGGAGGTCTGGACCCCAGAACTGGGCCGCGAGACCGCCCGGTTCCTCGGACAATTGCGGGACCCCAAGGACAAGGCGGAGGTGCGCAGCCTCGTTCTATCGCTGCTGGTCTCTTTTTTCGAGAGCGGGATCGTCTCTTTGTGGACTTCGACGACATCCTTCGCCGAGGCGATCCCGAACCCCATGAACAACGCGGCAAACCCGGCCGGTACGGACCCTGGACCGAACTCGTCCAGGAGCTCGCTGCAGGAGACTTTGATCGAGCCGAGCGGATCATCCGCTGGCCGCTCAGAGTCGCCCTCACGTCCTACCGCCGACTGATGAGAGAGCAGGCGCTGGCAGACTATCGGCATCGGCTTCTCTGCTGGTGCGTCACGGCGCCCCACTGCGCCAAGGGATCGCGGCCGCGCCCGCCGGCCGTGCCCGACATCCTGAGGGGAGGGCATACCTGTGGCCACTCCTGATGTACGGGTCAGGCTGTCGGCTGAAGGCGTCGCCGAGGTCGTATCTGCGCTCAAGAAGGTCCAGGCCGAAGGCGACAAGGTCGCAGCGAAGCAATCGCGCGGGTTTCTGGGCCTGAACCGCGTCCTGGGCTCCACGTCCTCTCTCTTGAGCGGCCTTGGTGTCGTTCTCGGCGTGCGCCAGTTCCAGCAGTGGATCAGATCCTCGGTCAATGCTGCCGACCAGGTGCAGAAGCTCGGCCAGCAAGTGGGCGCTTCGACCGAGAACCTCTCAGCCCTGCACCTGGTTGCGCGCACGTCGGCCTCCAGTCTCGGAGAGATGGGCTCTGCGCTTGCCCGGCAGAACAAGTTCATCGGCGAAGCGGCCGAGGGAAACGCCAAAGCGGTCAGCACGCTGCGCGACCTGGGCCTTACGCTGCGGGACTTCAAGGGCAAGGACTCGGTCCAGATCTTCGAGCTCTTGGCCCAGCGGATCACCGCCCTGCCATCGCCGATCCAGCGCACCAAGACCGCGATGGACATCTTCGGGCGCGCCGGCGCGAACCTCATCCCCACGATGAACGCCCTGGCAGACGAGGGACTTGGGAACGTCATCGAGCGGGCCCGCGAACTGGGTGTCTTGATCGACACCCGCCTCGCCGAGTCAGCCCGGCAGATGAACGACGATATGGAGCTGCTCAAGGCCCAGAGCGAGGGTCTTGGGACCCGGCTCGCTGCTGGGCTCGTGCCTCAGCTGTCCCAGGCGCTTCAGATCATGAGCGGGGACCTGAAGCAGACCACCGAAGCGTGGGAGAAGTTTGGCCAGGGGATCGGCCTAGTCGTCAAGTTCATCGTCGCGGTGGTCTCTTCGGCATTCGATCTGGTGGGGACTGCGATCGCATTTCTGCTGATGCGGATCGATTCGAGCGTACGCGCAGCCTGGGCCCTTCTGCGTGGCAATCTCGATGAAGCCAGAATGTACCTCAAGACCGCAGGCGAAGCGATCAGCGGCGAGCAAACGGCCCTCATGGACCGCCTTCGGGCCCGGTTCGAGCTCACCATCTCCACGCCACAGGAGCCCACCGCGCGACCGCAGGCCCCCGCTGGGGACATCCCTGAGGACCCCGCCGCGCTCGAGGCCAGGCGCGCCCAGGCTCTGCAGATGACCCTCGATCGCGAGCTGGCGTTGGTGCGCGCTACGGCCAACTTGAAAAACGCGGCCGAGAAGCGCGCGTTCGAGGAAGGCCTCCAGGACGTACGCGCATACTTCGAAGAGCGGCTTCGTATCGCCGAGGAAACCCACGCCAAGGAACTCGAGGTCCTGGCGCAGAAGCGCGAGCTGCTCGAAAACGAGCCAGATCCCAGCCGCCGGCTCCAAGAGCAGGGCAAGATCGACGCCGAGCTTGCCAAGGCGAGGCTCGAGTACGAGGACCAGATCGCAGCCGTGTTGTTCGAGGAGCGCCAAGCGGTTCACAAGCTCGCCCAAGAGCGTCTCGCCCTGGAGAAGACTCTGCTCGAGGCTCAGGGCCGCCGCCACGAGGCGGCGCTTCTGGGAATCGACGAGGAGATCCGCCGCGTCGATCTGCTGCTCAAGAAGCAGGGTGCGTCCGACGCCGAGCGCGAGGCCACGTTGGCCCGGTTGCGCAGTTCGATGGAGTCTGGAGCCAACTTCGACGAGATCAAGCGCCAGGCCGAGGCCGCGCTCGCAGACCTGGACGCCACCCGTGCCGAGATCGAGGCCCGCGTCTCGGCAGGCCTGCTGTCCCAGGTCGAGGGCGAACAGCAGATCCTGGCCATCGAATCGGAGCGCCTGACCCTTCTGCAGAGCCTGGCCACGGCCCTGGAGCAGGCGGCCTGGGCCACGGGCGATCCCGAGCGGATCGCCCAGGCCCGCGGGTTCACCGAAGCGGTGCGCGATCTCGGATATGCCGTCGAAGGCGCTCGCGTCTCGTTCGCCGCCTTCGGCAAGACCGCTCTCGATTCCGGCCGCGATGCCCTGACCGAGTTCTTCGACACCGGGATCACCGGCGCGAAGTCCCTGGGCGACGCCTTCCGCAACCTGGCTCTTTCGATCATCGCCGACCTCAAACGCATGGCCGCCCAGCTTCTGGCCACCGCGATCATCAAGAAGATTGCCGGAGTGTTCGGCAGCGGCGGTCAGGTCGGGGGTGCGGAGAAGAAGGCCACCGGCGGCGTCCTGGGCGGGATCGGCACCGGCACGTCCGACTCCAACCTCGCCTGGTTCTCCCGCGGCGAGTACCTCGTGCGGGCAGCCGTGGTCCGCGAGCCCGGCGTCCTGCGCCACCTCGACGAACTGAACCGCCGCGGGTCTCAGGCCCTGGTCTCGACCCCTATCCTGGTCGAATCCCCCGTGCCTCGGTTCGCCGAGGGCGGTCTGGTCGATGCGCCAGCCGCCCCCGCGGACCCGCAGGCCCCCAAGGACAGCCAGGTCCTGATCGGCCTGGAGGAAGGGCTCATCCTGCGCCACCTCGAAAGCCCCGCCGGCCAGCGCATCCTGGTCAAGGCCATGGCCAAGAACCGCCGGGCGGTCCGCTCGGCCCTGGGGACGTGAACGATGTTCACCACCGGAACCGCCACCGATTACAACGACCTGGCCGAGCGGCTGCACACCTTCCTGACCGCGAAGGGGTCCGCGTTCGGGCTCACCTACGCCGGGACCGGCGACGGACGCCTGACCGACTACTCCGGGGGCACCTCGTCGGTGGCCGAGACCTTCACCATCACGGCGACATCGCCCACGTCGTTCAGTGTGGTCGGCAGCGTGACCGGTTCGATCGGACCAGCGACAGTCGGCACGCCGTTCGCGCATGCCACGCTGGAGATCCTGATCACCGCCGGCGCGACGCCCTTCGCCCCTGGCGACCAGTTCGTCTTATCGACCGCCCCGAAGTGGACCAGCCTCCGCCGGTCCCGCGGGTGCCGACTCGAAGCTACTCAGGGCAACGACGGCACCTACGCCGTCCAGAACCTCGTGGACGGGAAGCTCAACATCTGGCCGTTCAACGTCGGGGGCCTGGCCAACCGCTCCTGGAACATCTACACGACTGTCACCCTGCCCCAGGAGGTGGAGATCACCTTCTTCGAGCCGGTGACCATCGCCGCCTACGAGCTTACCCTCCACGACACCACCGGGCAAGCACCCGACGACTGGCAGATGCAGTACTGGGATGGTGGCGCGTGGGTGACTCTCGACACCCGGGCCGGGATCAACTTCTTCAACGGCATCCCGCAGACCTTCAACATCGCCTCGCCCGTTTCAGCGACGCGCTACCGCTGGCACATCACCGGGCTGCGTTACACCCAGCTGCACATGGGCTCGCTGCGCATGTTCCGGCAATCCGACGGCGTCGACGCGTGCTTCCACGAGTACGCCTGGAAGGCCCCGGGCAATGACGGCACGTCCGAGATCTTCGTCGGCATCCATGGGTTCGAGCGCCAGGACGCCGACTACTACGACTGGGAGATCGCCGGCATGGACGGCTGGCTCGCAGGCTCGACGTTCTATCAGCAGGTGGGTTTTCAGGGGAACCTCTACCTGCCCCTGTGGAACGCCGCGATCCCCTACTGGTTCGTCTGCGACGGCCGACGCGCCGTGGTGATTGCGAAGATCTCGACCCAGTACGAGATCGCGGTCTTCGGCCTGCTCGAGCCCTACTACTCGCCCGGTCAATGGCCTTATCCGCTGGTCCTGGGCGGATCGATGTCCCACGGCGAGTTCTCCGCCTGGAACGACACGGACTACAGGTGGTCCCTGTCCGACAACCGCCATCGCATCTTCACCCACGCTGACGTGGGCGGCGCTCCGGTCGGCACGGGCGAGCGCGATCCCTGGGACACGCAGCTACGCGTCCGCAATCTCGACGGCGGTTGGAAGGCGGTCGAGGGCTCACTCTCCGATGCGATCACGTCCACCCCGCAGATCTACTACCACATCATCTGGCCCACGCGATGCGGCCTGTCTGAACTCGACCCGGGACCCGGAGCCACCTACGACCTGTGGCCAGTGATGGTCATGCTCGGCGATGTGGGCAACGGCTACAACACGCCGGGCCAGCTTCCGGGCATCGCCCTGATCACAGGCCAGGACCTGAGCGCTGAGACCCTGATCCGTCAAGGCGCGGTCGACTGGATCGTCGTCCCCAACGTGTTCCGCAACGACCGCGACGACTTCTGCGCCGTGAGGTTGGACTGATGGCCGCCTCCTACCAGACCGGGATCGCCAGTTCGCCCACCAACCTGCTGCAGACGCTCGTGGCCTGGCTCATGGCACAGGGGTGGACCGTGAACCAGTCCGAACAGGAAGGCACCGGCTGGCGGGCCCACCTTGTGAAGGCCGGCAGCCTGCACGTGAACCTTCGCGCCGCGGAGAACGAGCGGCTCTGGACCAAGGGCAGCGGTGGCTACCACGACCTGGGCGACGGCGGCTACGGGATCGGCGTGTACCTGGGCACCGGCTGGGACGGCGAGAGCTTCTGGGACGCCCAGGCGGGCGGCCCGATGCGGCCCTACGACCTGACGACCTCGGGCTGCGGCATGAACCTGCCCCAAGGCCAAATATCGGCGTACCACTTCTTCGACGACGGCAACGACCACATCACCGTCGTCGTCGAGCGCGCCGCAGGCATCTTCTGCCACATGGGATGGGGCCCATCCATGGAGCGGGCATCGTTGCCCGAGCCGTTCCCCTACTTCTTCGCCAGCTCGAGCGCGCGCCTGAACACCGCCGAGACCGCCGACCTCCTGACCGGCAACCGGCGCGGCATCGACCTGACGGCCTATCCGCCCATGTCCCACACGGACGAGGACTACTCGACCATGGGCGGCTCAACAGCACTGACCCACTGCACGGCGTTCGTGCGCGTGGACGCGGCCACGTTCTCGGGCCGCTGGATCGGCGACTGCAAGGACGAGAACGAGGGATACGGCTGGACCGGCCGCCGCATGCGGGACGCACTGAACAAGTGCCTGGCCGCGCAAGGCGGGATGGAAGAGGACGAGTACGTCAACTACCAGTACCTGTGGGACGACGGTTCCGGCGGCCCCGGTGAGCGCACGCTGCAGAGCGCGTTCGGTGGGGCGCTCATGCTCCCGCTGCATTGCTTCGTCGAGACCGTCCCCCAGGGCCGTTGGGCTCCGATCGGCTATCCGCCCACTGTGCTGTGGACCGAGGCCGTGGGCCATGGCTACAGCGCCGGCGATGTCTACCAGCTCGGCGGCCAGAACTACATGTTGTTCCCGCTCTTCGCCGTGAGGAAGGCCGCCTGATGGCCACGGCGATCACCGTCCCCAGCCCCTTGAACCTGGTCTCCGGGACCGACTTCTCGGTTGATCTGGCGGCGGCCGTCCTCGATCCCGTCAGCACGCGCCCGCTGCAGTTGGTCGGCATGAACGTGGGCACCCGCACCACGCTGGCTGATCCGCGTCCTGTCGCGATGCAGAAGGACGGCGGCGTGGCCCCCGTCCACGGCCATGTCGTTCTCGGCCGCGTCCACGTGATCCCGCGCAGGATCGATCTCGGCGCGGTCGTTTCGGACCAGGAAGCCGAGGTCGAGGTCTGGAACGCCGCCATCGACCGCGCCCAGATCCTCGAGGAGATCACCGTCGATGGCCCCACCGGGATCGAGGTCACCGACCACCTCAGCCTGCCGGCCCACTTCCCGGCATCGCGCGCCGAGGTCTACCTGGTCAAGGCCCTCACCGACGGCGACGCCCTGATCGACAACCTCATCACCTGGGTGTTCACCGACCTCGACCCGCTGGGCACCAACCTGCGCATCCTGGGCTTCCGGCTCATCCCGTTCCCGTTCCCGCCGAACTGGGCGCAGCCCGTGAGCGAGACATTCGGGTTCATGACCGACATCATCGTCTCGTACCGCGGCATGGAGCAGCGCATCCAGCTGCGCACCGTGCCGGTGGGCACGATCCGGTACGCGACGCTGCTGGATGACCTGCGTGACGCCCAGATGGCGGGCGCCATCCTCTTCGGCAACCAGGCCCGGGCGTTCGGCGTCGCCCGCTGGCAGTTCCAGACCCGGCTCCTGCAGGACGCAAACGCGGACGACCACGACGTGTTCTGCGACACGTCCGACATCCCCTTCGAAACGGGCGGCATGGTCCTGCTCTGGACCGACCCTTACCACTGGGAAGTCCAGACCGTCGAGAGCGTCCTGCCCGACCGGGTGGTCCTGAGCTTCGGACTCATCCAGTCCTGGACGGCGGGACCGACCATCGTCCTGCCCATCGTGGTCGGCCGCCTGTCCGCCGAAGAGGGCATCACCTGGGATGCCCTGTCGATCGCGTCCACCTCACTGACTTTCGACATCGATGGGTTCCGGCCATGAGCTACCTCGGCCACGACGTCCTGGAACTCAACTACAACCGCGTGGGAGCGTTCGAGGAGCGCCTCAGGCGGAAGTTCGTGCTCCTGAGCTCCAAGACCGGACGGCGCATCGCCGACGAGCAAGCCCCGGCCCCCGCGGCATCGCGGCCTTTCACCTGGACGGCCTTCGGCCGCGACGAGATCACGGCCATGCGCACGTTCCTGGAAGCTCGGCGTGGTCGCGCCGTCCCGTTCTGGTTGCCCAGCTTCCAGTGGGACCTGGCCCTGGCCGAGGACGTCTCCCAGAACCAGTCCAGCGCCACCATCCTGTGGGTTCGGTACAAGCAGCAGATGTGGGGCACGACCGGAGCCAGGCGGCACCTGGCCATCTGGTCCCTCGGCGACAGCACCATGGACTACTGCAGGATCACGGGCGCCATCGATGTGGCGAACTACCAGACCGAGACCCTGACCCTCGACCCTGTGGCCCAGCGCGAATACACCCGCACCAAGACCGTGCTGTCGTTCCTGAAGTTCTGCCGGCTGGACGAGGACCGCATCGAGATCTCCTACCCGAGCCCGCAGGTGGCCGAGGCCACGATCCGCGTCCGGGAGCTTCCCCTGGAGGCACCGCTGTGACCTACGACGCCAGGGAGAAGAGCCGGTACCTGGGCCAGCCCGTCGAAGGCTTCCGGTTCGCCCAGGGAAGCAACCTGTGGCTCTACACTTCGGCCGATCGGGCGATCACGCTGCCTGCGGGGGTTTTCGCGCCGGAGGCTATCACGCGCAGCGAGCTCGACTTCTCCCAGGAGGACACCGGCGAGACGATCGACCTGACGCTGCCGCGCCCAAGCCCCGTGGCCGCCCTGTTCATCGGGGACCTGCCGTCCACGCCGGTCTGGGTCACCGTCTACCGCGCCCACCGCGGCGAGGAGTCCCTCGCGGTCACGATCTTCAGCGGCAAGGTGATCCGCGCCCGCTTCGAGGAATCCGAAGCCATTCTCACCGGCGCGAGCCTGATGGCCATGCTGGCGCGCACGGTGCCGATCCTGGCCATGCAGACGCCGTGCAACCATGTGCTCTACTCGGCGGCCTGCGGAGCCGACCCTGGCGCCTGCCGCGATCAGGTCACGGTCACGTCGGTTTCGGGCGCGACGGTCACCTCGAGCGGGTTCGCCTTGCGCCCTGACCAGTGGTTCCGCGGTGGCCGCCTCGCATCCGCTACCGGTGAGACTCGTTTCATCGTCGAGCACCAGGGCAACACGGTCACGCTGATCTCCCCGATGCCCGGGCTGTCGTCCCTCGACCAGGTCTGGGCCTACTGGGGCTGCGATCACCTCGAGGCTACCTGCCGGGACAAGTTCAGCAATCTGATCAACCACCTGGGCTGGTCGCGCCTGCCGGGCCGCAACCCCTTCTCCGGGAGGATCGACTGATGGCCTTCTGGATCATGGCCCTGGTCTACATCGTCGGCACGGTCCTGTACGAGGTCCTGCGCCCCAAGCCGCAGTTCGACAAGCCGACACCGTCCAGCCTCGGCGACTTCCAGTTCCCCACGATCGGTGAGGGCCGCACCATCCCCGTCGTCTGGGGCACCTGCAAGCTCTCGGGCCCCATGGTCACCTGGTACGGCGACCTGCGCATCCAGGCCATCAAGGAGAAGGTCAAGACGGGGCTGTTCTCCTCCAAGGAGATCACCACCGGCTACAAATACTACCTCGGCGTCCAGCTGGTGCTGTGCAGCGGCGAAATCGACGAGGTTCTGCAGATCCGGTTCGACGACCGGCGGCCGCCGGCCGGCTACGCCCACACGCCCGATGTCACCCAGATCAGCATCAACGCGCCTGGCTTCTTCGGCGGCGAGGACTCCGAGGGCGGAGTCCAGGGTAGCGTCTACGTCTACCGTGGGACCGCGACCCAGCCCGCCGACTCGTACCTCGAGGCCCGGATCGGAGAGAGCCTGCCCGCGTGGCGGCGCGTCTGTTACGCCGTGTTCCGGCGCGTCTATCTGGGCACGAGTCCCTACATCAAAGCCGTCTCGTTCGTGGTCCGCCGCTGCCCCAACGGCCTGAGCCTGACCGGCGGAGCCGAGAACATCGACGGCGACGCCAATCCGGCGGCCATGATCTACGACATCCTGATCTCGCCGGCGTCGGAAAACGGGCTCGGGCTACCGGTGGGGTTCCTGGATGTGGCCGCGTTTCGATCGGTGGGACAGACGCTCGCGTCCGAAGGTCTCGGGCTTTCGATGCTGCAGGACCGCGGCACCACGGCAAAAGATCTCGTGCTCGAGATCCTGCGCCACATAGACGGCGTCATCTACGTCGAACCCACGACCGGGCTTTTGACGATTCGGCTCATCCGCAACGACTACGACCCCGAGACGATCCCCGTGCTCGATGTGGACTCGTGCACGGTGCAGTCCTTTGCACGGCCCTCGTGGGGCGACCTCAAGAACTCCGTGCGCATCGGCTACGTGAGCCGCGATGCCGGGTTCATCGAGAAGACCGCCCAGGCCCAGGACCTGGCCGGGATCGAGGTTCAGGGCGGCGAAGTCTCGCTCCAGGATCTCACCCTCCGTGGTCTCTCCAACGCGACGACCGCCCAGCAGGCGGCCGCCCGGTCGTTGGCCGCCTTGGCCTATCCCTTGGCCACGGTCACGATCGAAGCAGACCGCTCGGCCTGGGCGTTTCGCCCCGGGGCGGTGTTCAAGCTCATCTGGGATCCGTTGGGCATCAGCGGCATGGTCTGCCGGGTGGTTCGGGTCGGTACCGGCCGCCTGGACTCGGGGAAGATCGAGATCGAAGCGATGGAGGACGTGTTCGCCGTCGACTGGACGGGCTACTCGACGCCGCCGGACTCCGGCTGGCAGGACCCTTCTGGCGACGTCCCGGCGCTGGCTGACCAGGTTGCGCTGGCCGCGCCCTACGAGGCGGTGAAGGACTACGGCAGCCTGGCGGCCGACGTGCAGTTGGCCATCACGCTCGCCGCTGCAGGGCTGTCCGGGGTTTCCCTCGGATACCGGGCCTACGTCTCCGACGGCGCAGGCGGATGGGCGCCGCCGATCGACGTACCGTTCTTCACGCCGTCAGGAGTCCTCAGCACGGCGATCGACGAGCTGGCCGGCGAGATCGTGGTGGCGTCGGGTTTGGACACCGACCTGATCGAATCGGTCAGCGCGCCCGACTTCTCACTCGGCGTCAATGTCGCGTGGGTCGAGCACGATGGGGTCGAGGAGTTCATCGCGTTCCAGAACGTGGTGCAGGGAGAGAGCGACATCACGCTGCAGGTCATCGCGCGGGGGTGCCTCGACACCGCGCCGACGGCGTTTCCGGCCGGGACACGCGTGTGGTTCATCTCCTACGGCAGCCAGATCGTGAACATCCGCGGGCCGGTGCCGCCGACCACCAACGTCTACAACGACATCCGCTTCCAGGCCTTCAACAACCAGAGCGAGTTCCCGTTCACGTCGTGCCCGACGTCTCAGGTCGTGGCGACCACGCCGGCGCGGTCGGCGAAGGTCTATTGCCCTACCGATGTGCGCTTCAATGGGGAGAGCTATCCGGCATCGATCACCGGCGAGCTGACGGTGTCCTGGTCGCACCGGAATCGACTCGGGGCCTGGAGCTATGTCGACTCCGGCAAGACCTCGTCGCCGGAACCGGGCACCGAGTACGACGTCCTGGTCTACGGAGAACTCGGCACGCTGGTCCATACTGAATCGGGGTTGACGGGCACGTCCTGGACCTACCTCGAGGCGACGGAGATCGCGGAGTCAGGGCTCGCGCGGCTCAACGATCATCTGCGTGTGGTCATCCGAACGTACGGGGCAGGTCGCACGCACGAGGCGCACCGTGAAGTGGAGTGGGAGTTCGACAGGATCTAGATTGACTTGCACGCGGCTGCCTCCCAGTGACTCTGTTGCCAGGAGTCTTCGTGGACGCACTACCGGCGAACTTCAGGTGCAAGTGCACAGGTCGCTACTTGTGAGCGACATGGGTGCTTCGCCCACCGGTCCATGTGCCCTTTCAGAAACGTGCATCCGGCCAGCTCTGGAGGCTTCTGGCCTCTCGGCATGGAATAAGTAGTTGCACTCGGAGAATGCCCGTCGACGATATAGATTGTGGTGAGATCCAACCACAGCGGGCCCACACACTGAGGCAAGCCATTGAGTGACCAATATTTGATGCTGATAGGCGGCGCCCTCGTGGCGTTCAGCGTCCTCGCCAGCAAGCTGTCCGAACGGATCGGCGTGCCGGCGCTGCTGGTCTTCCTCGGCATCGGCATGATCGCCGGCTCGGACGTTCTCGGCCTCGTCTACTTTGACGACCCTCACCTCGCGAACACTATCGGAACTGTCGCGCTCGCTTACATCCTGTACTCGGGCGGGTTCGACACGCGTTGGTCCGTGGTTCGCCCCGTCGTCGGACGCGGGCTGGTACTGTCGTCCCTAGGCGTCGCGCTGACCGCTGCCATCCTGGGAACCGTAGTCTGGATCGTCTTCGGCTTCAGTCTCCTGGGAAGCCTCCTGCTCGCGGCGATCGTGTCTTCGACCGATGCAGCGGCGGTCTTCTCGGTGCTCCGCTCACGCGGCGTGAGTTTGAAGGGGCGCTTGCGACCGCTTCTTGAGCTGGAGTCGGGAAGCAACGACCCGATGGCTGTCTTCTTGACGCTCGGGTTGCTCGATCTGCTGATGAATCCGGGGCTGACGTGGCCCGACTTGGCGTTGCGTTTCGTTCTGCAGATGACACTCGGTGCGGCGTTCGGCCTCGGACTTGGATGGGTGTCGGCAACGCTTTTGAACCGCGTTCGCCTCGACTACGAGGGGCTTTATCCCGTGCTTTCGTTCAGTTTGGTCCCCGTGGTGTTCGGCGCGGCGGCCGCTGCCGGGGGCAACGGCTTCCTGGCCGTATACCTCGCTGGCATCGTCATCGGCAACAAGGACATCCTCCACCGGCGGTCCTTGATGCGCTTCCATGACGGTCTGGGCTGGCTGATGCAGATCGGGATGTTCTTGACCCTGGGACTCCTCGTGTTTCCGTCGCGGCTTCTCGATGTGGCGGTCACTGGGCTCATCGTATCCGGTGTGCTGATCTTCTTTGCGCGCCCGGTAGCCGTGTACCTATGCTTGCTCGGCAGCGAGCATTCCTGGCGGGCCCGAACGCTAGTCGGCTGGTCGGGCCTGCGCGGCGCAGTCCCGATCATCTTGGCGACGTTCCCGCTGATGGCCGGTTATCAGGAGTCGGATCGCGTCTTCAACATCGTGTTCTTCGTGGTCTGCGTCTCGGTGATTCTGCAAGGCCGGTCGTTGATGCTGGTCGCTCGTTGGCTAGGAGTCGATCAGCCACTGGACGTCAGACCGCCCTATCCGGTCGAGTTCGACCAGGTCGACGGGTTGCAGGGGGAGACACGCGAGTTCGAGGTTCTGTCCGGATCACCGGCAGATGGCAAGCGGATCATGGATCTCGGCCTTCCACCCAGTGTCTTCGTGGTGCTGATCCGGCGCGGGCGCGAATTTCTTGTCCCTAAGGGGCAGACCGAACTCATGCGTGGAGATACGCTTCTGGTCTTGGCTGATCGTGAAGGAATCGCCGATGCGGCGCCCGTGTTCGCTGCAGGCCATGCGCCTCCGGCAAGTCACGGCGACGACTCGAAGCTCTAGCAACAGTCAGTCCGATGGCTTGCGCCCGTCGTACTTCCCGTCGTCCCGCGCAAACACAGAATGGCAGTACTTGCAGGAATACTTCTCATGCACCGGTTTGCGGGCGCGGAGTTGTTTCCTGCCGCAGTGCGGACACCGAAGCGCGATCAGGGCGCCCTGCAGAATTGATTGAATGAACCAGACCATGCGGTGAGTCTACGGCCCAGGCATCGCGACGGCAATCACGGTTCGGCGGTTCTGCGGTTTGAAAGACAGTCGACGCTTCGAACCATTCCCGTGGAAAGGCAGACCAGAGCTGCAACCGTTCCTCGGATGCGACCCATGCCGAACTAGATTGCCGAGGACCTGGCCTCGACACCGCGCGCGAAGAGATCTCCACCGTCCTCGGCAATGGCCTGCTGCACCTCCGCGCCGCATCTAGAAACGCAGAATTGGCTATCGATTCAGCGCCGGGACCCCCGACCAGTTCGCCCTTGAAGTATCCGCTCCCGACGCGCGGCATGTCCCCACTTCAGCGCTTCAACCCCCCTTTGTCCTTTGGAGGCGATGCGTCTGGCCCTGACCCGGTACAGGCGCTTCCGCGCGAACCAAAGGGAAGTCGATGTTCCGACACGACGCGCTGGCCAAGGGGCGCTATCCGAGGGTGCCCTCGCGGTGGGATACCGAGTTCGGCCGCTGGGTGGCCGATATTGGCGTGCCCCGCATCGTCGCCGGCCTGGCCCACGATCCCGACCTCCGCGTCACCAATCAGGCCGTCTACGAGTGGCTCCAGGGCCACGCCCCTCACCCTGCCCGCGCCATGGCGCTCGTCGAGATGTCCCGGGGCCGACTCACCCTCGAGGCCATCTACGACCACAGCCGGCAGGTCAAGCTGACCGAAGGCGACACCGGAGGACCGCGATGAGGATCGACCTGCAGATCGACTCCGCCCCGCTGGTCCTGCGCCTGCAGAACGGTCAGCGTCGGCTGGCCTATGCCGTCGTCAACGCCATCAACAACACGGCGAAGCGCATCCAGGCCGTCGAACGCCGGCGCGTCGAAGAAGAGTTCACGATCCGCAAGAAGGAGTTCATCCGGCGCCAGGCCGCGGTCATCAAGCCGTTTGCCAACGTGAAGCAGGGCAGGCCATACGCCGAGATCGGAGTCGGCCAGAAGCCGCGCCTGCTGCTCTCCGCCTTCGAGCGCGGAGCCGAACGCAAGCCGTTCACCCAGGGTGCTCGGCGCGTGGCCGAGCCCGTGGTCGGCGGACCCGCACGTCCCCAGTTCGCAGCGCAGGTCACGCCCGAACTGCGCGTCGGCCGGCTCCGCTTCGACCGCACCAAGACGGGCCGTCGCCGCGCCGGCGTCACGCGCACCAAGACCTACCTCGTCCCCGAGGTCGGGATCTTCCAGCGTGCTGGTCCCGCGGCCACGCGCCTGGTCTACGCCTTCACGCGCGGCAAGAAGCTCGAGCCCCGTCTGCGGTTCGTGGCCACGGCCAAGAAGGAGTCCGACCACTGGTTCCGCGAGGAGATGGAGAAGGAAGTCCTCAACGCCATCGCCCGGGCGAAGGGAAGGGGCCTTTGAACCCGAGCAGCCTGCGCGCTCTGCTACGTCGGCGGAGCGCCACAACCATAACTGACGATGCCATAGGTACTTCCGGCGCTATCCACCGCGGGTGCCGGCGACCTCGGCCCTCGTAGCGTGGGAGAGTCATGAAACAAGTTTCCACCGACACCAATTGTTCCAGTTCCGAGAAGTCCGAAAAGTCTTCAAACGCGCTCGAAACGGCTCCTAGGGGCGATTCCGCGCGATCCGAGTCTCCCGTGATTCTGCCCGGGAAACTGGAACACTGGAACATCGACCGGCTCCGCCCCTATGAGCGGAACCCGCGCACGCATAGCCCCGAGCAGATCACCAAGATCGCCGCCAGCCTGCTCGAGTTCGGCTGGACCAACCCGATCCTGGTCGACGGCGAGGCCGGCATCATCGCGGGCCATGGCCGGCTCCTGGCCGCCCGCGAGCTGGGCATGACCACGGTCCCGGTGATCGAGCTCACCCACCTGACCGAGGCCCAGAAGCGGGCCTACGTCATCGCCGACAACCGGCTCGCGCTGGACGCCGGCTGGGATGAGGACCTGCTGGCCGAGGAACTGAAGGCCCTCGAGGACCTCGATTTCAACCTCGAGCTGACCGGCTTCGATCTAGACGAGCTGCACGACCTGCTCGACGACGAGACCGCCGAGGATGCCCCCGCCCCGGAGCCTCCCGAGGAACCCACCAGCCGGCAGGGCGACCTGTGGGTCCTGGGTAACCACCGTCTGCTGTGCGGAGACAGCTGCGATCCCGCGTCGGTCGATCGTCTGCTCGGCGGCCAGAAGGTCCACCTCGTGAACACCGACCCGCCCTACAACGTGAAGGTCGAGCCGCGGTCCAACAACGCCATCGCCGCCGGCCTGTCCAGCTTCCCGCCGTCCACCAAGAGCGCAGTCGAGGCCTCCGACGCCAAGGGGATGCACCACCAGGGATTCGACCTCGCGCGGCACAAGACCAAGTCGAAGCCCACCGGGAAGATGCGCCCCAAGGACCGCCCCCTGGCCAACGACTTTGTCTCGGACGAGGCCTTCGACGAGATGCTTTTCGCCTGGTTTGGGAACATCGCCCGCGTGCTGCAGCCCGGGCACTCGTTCTACATCTGGGGCGGCTACGCCAACTGCGCCAACTACCCTCCGGTGCTGAAGGCCTGCGGCCTGTACTTCAGCCAGGCGGTCATCTGGGTGAAGGAGCACCCCGTGCTCACCCGCAAGGACTTCATGGGCAACCACGAGTGGGCGTTCTACGGCTGGCGCGAAGGGGCCGGCCACAACTTCTACGGTCCGACCAACGCCGTCGACGTCTGGGCGGTCAAGAAGGTCAACCCGCAGAGCATGGTCCATCTGACCGAGAAGCCGGTCGAACTGGCCGTGCGAGCCATTCAGTACTCGTCGAAGCCCGGCCAGAACGTGCTCGACCTGTTCGGCGGCAGCGGCTCGACCCTGATGGGCGCCGAGCAGACCGGAAGGCATGCCTTCCTCATGGAACTCGACCCCGCTTACACCGACGTGATTGTGATGCGCTGGGAGGAAGCGACCGGCCAGAAGGCCACGCTCGACGGCGACGGCCGGTCCTTCGACGAGATCGCCGCCGACCGCAGGGCCGACCGGGATGAGTAGGCGGTGGCCAGCGGAGCGAAGAAGGAGCTGATCTCGCAGCGCGAGTACGCCCGCAGGCGCGGCGTGACCCACGTCGCGGTTCAGCGTGCCGTGAAGGCGGGCCGGATCTCGACCGTAAACGGGAAGATCGATCCTGCTCTCGCCGACCAGCAGTGGCAGGAGAACACCGACCAGAGCAAGCCGCGCAATCGGATCACGGGCGACCCCAAGCAGACCAGGACACCAGGGGAGCCGTCCGAACCCATGGACATGGGCGGAGCCGATGAGATCGTCGGCGGCCCATCGACGGCCACTGGCTATGCCAAGGCCCGCGCCGCACGCGAGTTGTACCAGGCGCAGCTGGCGAAGCTCGAACTGGACCGCAAGCGCGGCACCCTCGTGCGCGCCGACGAGGTGCGTCTCGGCGCTTTCAACATGGCCCGCAAGGCCCGCGATCAGTTGATCGCGCTGCCCGAGCGTCTGGCCTCCGTCCTGGCCGCGGTCGACGACCCTGCCGAAGTCCAGCGCATCCTCGAGGAAGAGATCGAGCGGATCTGCCAGGAGATCGCGGATGCAGAACGGCCGTGACGCATACGAGACCGCCTACCGGGCGGGCTGGCGGCCGGAGCCGCGGCTGACGGTCAGCGAGTGGGCCGACGAGCACCGCGTGCTGGGTAACCGCTCTGGCCATGCGGCGGTGCACTGGCACACCGACACGACGCCCTACCTGCGCGAGATCATGGACGCCCTGGGTCCGCGGTCACCGGCCCGCCGGGTCGTGTTCATGAAGGGCTCGCAGCTCGGCGGCACCGAGGCCGGCAACAACTGGCTCGGCTACGTGATGCACCACGCGCCCGGGCCGATCCTCGTTTTGCGCCCAACCGTGGACGAGGCCCGGCGGTTCAGTCGGCAGCGCCTCGATCCCATGATCGCCACCACGCCGGTGCTGCACGAGCTGGTCCGCGAGGCCCGGTCCCGCGACGGAGGCAACAGCCTCCTGATCAAGGAATTCCCCGGCGGGGTCCTATTCCTGACCGGCTCGAACTCCGCGACTGGCGTCAAGTCGATGCCGATCCGCTGGCTCTTCTGCGACGAGATCGACGAGTACCCCGGCGACGTTGATGGGCAGGGCGATCCGATCGCGCTCGCGGAGAAACGCACCACCGGCCCTCTCTACTCCCGCCGAAAGATCTTCCTGGTGTCGACGCCCACGATCAAGGGCATCTCCCGGATCGAGCGAGAATTCCTGGCCTCGGACCAGCGGCGGTACTTCATCCCCTGCCCCGAGTGCGGCCACTTCGACTGGATGCGATGGGAGAACATCCGCTGGCGCGACGACGACCCCAAGACCGCAGCCCTGGCCTGCGTCCACTGCGGCGTCCTGATCGAGGAGCGCTTCAAGCCACAGATGCTCAACCATGGGCAATGGCGCCCCACCGCGAAGGGCAACGGCGAGACGATTGGGTTCCATCTGTCCAGCCTCTACTCGCCGCTGGGCTGGCTGCCGTGGTCGGCCACCGTCGCTGAATTCGTGGAGTCCAAGGAGAACCCGCTCCGGCTGAAGAACTGGGTCAACAGCGTGTTGGGTGAGACCTGGGAAGAGCGCGGGGAGACCGTCGACCCCGATAGCCTGCTGGCCCGGGCTGAGCGATACGAAGCCGAGGTGCCCACTGGCGTGGGTGTGCTCGTGGCCGCGGTCGATGTGCAGGGCGACCGCCTCGAGTGCGCGGTGAAGGGATACGGCGCGGCAGAGGAGTCGTGGCTCGTCGCCTTCTCCCAGTTCCACGGCGATCCGGGGCGCGACCAGGTCTGGCTCGACCTCGACCGCTTCCTGCGAACCGAGTTCACCCACGAGAGCGGCCAGAAGGTCCCGATCTCCTGCGTCGCCGTCGACAGCGGCGGTCACCACTCCGAACAGGTCTACCGGTTCTGCCGGGCCCGGATCGACCGGCGCGTGTTCGCCGTCCGTGGTGGGTCCGAACGGGGCAAGCCGCTCGTGGGACGCCCATCCGATCACAACCGCTACCGGGCGAAGCTGTTCACCCTCTGCGTCGACACCGGCAAGGAGATCGTCTACTCGCGCCTGCGGATCGGGTCGCCGGGGCCCGGCTACTGCCATCTGCCCGAGTGGATCGACGAGGAGTACATCGCCCAGCTGACCGCCGAGAAGGCCATCCGCAAGTGGATCAAGAACCGCGGCACGGTCCGCGAGTGGGTCAAGACCCGCGATCGCAACGAGGCCCTCGACCTCGAGGTCTACTGCCTGGCCGCCCTCCACATCCTGGGGCCCGCGTTCGTCAAGTCGCTGCCCGAACGCGCGGCGGCCCTAGCCAACCTGCGCGAGGTGCCTGTCGCGGCCGAGCCGGAGCCTAGCATGCCTTTGCGGCGCCCCCGGGGGTGGATCGATGGCTGGCGAGGGTAGCCGGGGCCGATCCCGGGCGCTGGGAGGCCTCCAGGAACGCCGGATTGTGGCCCCAATCCGCCGACCCGATGGCGATCCTAATGAACTGGAAATAATGCACTTACTGGTCGTTTCGCCTTCCCATTCGGCCGCGAAAGCTCGTCACTGTCAGTGCGGCGGGCACGGGGCCCGACGCCCCGAAAGGAGAACCCCATGACGGTCAACGAGATGATCGAACGCCTGCAGGAGGCCGCCGACGACGGGTTCGGCGAGTGCGAGGTGCGCCTCGCCTTCCAGCCCAGCTGGCCGCTGCAATTCACCGTCGCCGGGATCGCCACGCCGGACGACGAGTCCCGCGCCCAGGGCGAACCCGACGAAGAACCCGATGACGCCGCCTCGGTGGTCTACCTCGTCGAAGGCGGACACCCCGATGACGACTCCCCCTACGCCCCCGCCTGGGCCTTCGCCGCGGCGCAGTGAGGAGGTCGGTCCCATGTCGAGGAACTATGACCACCCCGCCCGGCTCCGCTTCAGCGACGGGATGGAGTTCGACCTCAGCGGCGGCCTGCGAGTCATCCACCGGCGCGACGGCTGGTACGTCGTCGGCCGGGGGATGCTCATCCCCGTCGCCGATCGCGAAGACGGCGACCGCACGGTCGCGCAGATGACGAACGAAGGAGGCAGCGACGATGCGCTACGGACCTGATGACAAGTTCTGGGTCGTGGTCGACCCGAAGCCCCACAGCACGCTCGAGGACCTCGTGTTCGAGGCCTCGTTGCGCGACCTCGAGTTGCAGTTCAAAGGCGGACTGCAGATCGACGAGAACCCGACCCTGTTCACCGACCGGCAGGAGGCGCGCCTCGAAGCCTACGGACGGCTGACCGCCATGCGGGCCAGCCAGGCCATCCTGCGCGCCGGCCGCGAGAACCCCGACACCCGGATCGACCGCGTCGAAGTCTACGGCGCGGACGGGACGCTGGTGTTCGCGGCGGACATCCCGCAGGAGGTCGACTGACATGGCGACGAACTCGACGCCTCGATTCGGCCTGAAGGCCCATCAGGTGTTCTGGAACGAGCGGGGCAGCATCGTCTGCGCCTGCTGCCACATCCCGTACCCCGGGTCCGACACCTGGATCTGGGAACGATGGGAGGAGATCACGCCCGCTGACATGGCGGAGATCGACCGCCAGGGCGGGCGCGTGGCGTGCGAAGGTTGCGGCAAGGAGCCCAGCCGGATCGTGCGTCTGGACCCGAGCGAGAGGAACTGAACCATGGCCAAGACCACCAAGAAGACCGCGCGGGCCCGCAAGCCTGCCGCCGAGAAGCCCGTCGCCGAAGCCAAGACCAAGGCCCCGCGCGAAGAGCTCTGCGTGTTCGCGTTCCGGCTGACCGAGGCCGAGCGCGACGCCATCCACAAGGCCGCCGGGCCGGCGAAGGCGTCGAAGTTTGCGCGCAGCCTGCTGGTGGCCGCCGCGACGAAGGACGAGGCGGCCGTTCGGGCGATCATGAAGGAGGTCGTATCCGAAGCCTAGCTCGCTGGATCCCGTTCTGAACCGACGACCTCTCGGCGAGCCGAGGGGTCTTCGGCATTCATGTCGACTCCTCCGCCGACTTGCCCCCACTTACATGATCCCCGTTCACGAGCGCACGGATCTGCCCGAGGATCGCTACCTCAAACTGCCCGGCAGTCTCACGATCGATCGGGTGATGCAGCGGGTGAGGTCGGCCATTGGTCGCGAGCTTTCGCGGGTAGGTCAGGAACAGGTGGCCGGTCGGGTCGCGGCGGATGGCGATGTCATTGAGCAGGACGCCGCCGTAGCGGCAGGAGGCGAAGGCGACCAGGCCGTTGGTGGCGTCGGGGGCCAGGCGGATCCGGACTTCGGCGATCAAGTTCTCGGCGCTCTTCATGACGTGACGACCTCCGGGTCAGTGACCTGAATGAGCGGATCCTCGGATTGGCTGCGTCGGTCCCGCCAGGCTCGGGCCCGGCATGCGTCCGAACAGAACCTCTTCGGTTGTCCGCGTCGCGTGTTCTGGGGTTCGAACTCCCGCCCGCACAGGGCGCAGAACGAAATCAGAGGCCCCTGCATTCCGTTCGTTTCGGTTCCAGGTGCCTGGATACCTCCGGGCCTCTCCGCGACGCTCACAGCGCCTCCTGGAACGCTGACCTCTTGCGGCGACTGGGGTGCCAAAGAATCGCCGCCGGCGCGGCCGGAACTACCTTCACCCCGCCTATACGCGCGCACGCCGAAAACGGGGGGTATTTCCATGAGGGGGGAAGAAGGGGAAGGAAGGGAAGGAAGTAGAAGAGAGTGTGTCTTATAACGAGTTACGGTCCGAGCTTTCTTCACCTTCGTTCACCTTCCTTCACCCCGAATTCGACCTTCGAAGAGGCTTCCTTCACCTTCGTTCACCTTTCTTCACTGCTTCCTTCACCCTCCGCCCTTCGTCGCGTCTGACGATGACCCAGCCAGGCGGTAGATCCGACCTGTCCGGCCGGAAGTCGCCTGCACCTGGACGACGATGTCGCCTCGCTGCTCGAGTGTGGTCACCAGACTGGAGAAGCTCTTGGCGTCGGTCTTCATCCGCTTCAGCAGCACGCCATGGGGCAGCGCCCGGTCCGGAGCGGCACGCAGCTTCTGCAGGAAACGCAGGCACTCGGCATGGAACGGATTGTCCGCGACATGGGATTGGGCCATGAACAGCATCCGCTTGGTCTGGTGCAGGATGAGCCGGCTCGCCCAAGACGCGGCCGTCTTGCCGATCTCGGGGCGCTCGTGGTTCTCGCTCACCGCGTAGATCAGCGCGAGCTTGCGGGCGTGCTCGCTGACCCTGCCCCACACGGTCGTCCCCACACTGTCGTCGGCCGCCTCCGCCTTGGCATACTCGGCCTCGGCTTCGAGCCTGGTCTCGACCAGGACGCCCGTCGCCTCGTCGGTGTGCGGGACGACCCGCGGCACGGGATGCCAATTCTCGAGGTTTCCGGTGCCGGCCCTGAAGTCCACCCACCACTGCGCCGTCTCGAGCACGCGCTCCGGCAACGGAAGCAGCCGCGGTTCCCGCCCGGTCGAGCGGCTGCCGCACTCCAGCACGATCATCCGGGCGAAGAACCCGTTGGTCAGCATCCGCTCCGACAGCGCCTCGTAGTAGTGGTTCGGGATTGCCGTCCCGAACACCACCAGGCAGGGCTGGTCGATGGCCCCAGGCGCGTCTCGGCCTGCCTTGCGGCGCATCGGGAAGATCGAGTTGGCCGACGAGTACATGGTCAACAGCGTTTCCATGATGCTCTCATACCGGGCGTCGCGCGCCTTGTTGATCGACTGGAGCATTCCGTCGATCTCGTCGGTCTGGAACAGCATGGCCGGCTCGGTGAAGAGCGCGTCCTGCAGGCCCTCGCCCGAGGCGAACCGCCCGCCGATCTGGCCGGACAGGCCGAGCGTGTGCAGGATCTCGGCATTGATCTTCCGCGGGCGGTCCTTACCCGCAGACGAGTGGGCAAGGCCGAGGATGTAAACGTTGGTCCTGTTGTCGCCGGGGTCGCGCACCTTGCGGCCCGCGAGGGTGGCCAGCAGCGCCAGCGCGCCGGCGAAGGCCATCGAGCTGTTCGGATACGGAGCCGTTTCCAGGCAGTAGTCCATGACCTCGGAGACGAAGCCGGGGATACGGAGGAGCTCGACCGGCAGCGGGCCGGGATCTGGCATCTCGGGCACGCTATCCTCGGGCTCGGTCGCCCCGGGATTGTCCTGCCGCCAGTGGTCCTCCACCACGGCAACGGCGACCTGGTCGGGCTCGTACCGGGCGATGCTGGTCGCGATCCGCTGGACCTCCCGGTCCTTCAGCGGCGGGCTGCAGCGGTCGAGATTGGCCCGGACCAGGGCGGCCAGGATCTCCTCCTGGCTCATCCCCACCCGGCGCATGGCCCCGCCCAGTCGCGCCAGCGTGGCGTTCCGGTGCCCGGCTGGTATAACGTTGCTACCGGCGGCCGCCGGCGCGCACGGGGGCGCCACGGGCGCGCCCTGGGGCGCAATCGGCCGATCTTCCGCGGGCCCGCCTGGCCCCTGGGCAAAGAGGTCCGCCCCGCCTTCGACCCAGGCTCCGAGCCACGCGGGGGCTTCGGGCTGATCGGCCAGTCCTGCCTCGAGGGCCCGGACCCACTGGTACGGCTTGCCGCCCACGACCGAGGGCGGAAGGACGATGTACCCTCCGTTGGCCCTGGTGTCGACCTTCGGGGCGAGCCGGCCCGCGGTACTGCTCCAACTCTTGCCCGCCGGCTGGCGGAAGATGTAGTGCCGGCCGCCGCGAGGCGTCATGGAAAGCGGGCAGTCCCCGAGGCCTTCCAGGTCGTCGCCAGGCCAGGGATTGTCCGCCCCGTCGACGTCCACGACCAAGAGGCCCGCGGTCGGCATGCCGATGTTCGCGTCGGGCCGCGCCGTCCACCAGGCCTCGATCTGGCCGGCGTCCGTGGTGGCGTCCAGGAACCCGTGCGCCGTCGCGGGGGCCTTCCCGCCCGGAAGGCACGGGAAGACTGGGTACCCGAGCTCCGTGTACCTCAACGCTGCCTGCAGCAATGTCGTCCCGGTCTCGGTCATAGACACCCGATCGCGGTCAGAAGGGTAGGTCATCGTCATCGTGCGGGTCGTGCGCCCGCATGCCGCCCCCGGTCATCGCGCCCACCGGCTCGAGGTCATCGTCCGTCCCGGGCTCCCGCCATGGCGGCGGGTCGCCCAGCTCGTAGCCCACGATCTGCGGGAACTGCTCCCCGACCACCGTCCGCACGGTGATGGCGCCGGTCTCGCAGAGGGCTCCGTCCTGGGCCAGGGCCGCGGCCTCGGCCGCCGTCATCGGCACCGGAGCGTTCGACCGCTTCCGCCACCACGACTCGGCCTTGTGGCGAGCCCAGCCGCCGTGCTCGAAGCAGATCCATTCGCTGTAGTACTGGTGGAACCCGACCTCGTACTCGACCCGCAGCGTCTTCGGTGCATCCTCCGGTGCGCCCTTCTTCGTGTGGACGCCGTAGAAGACCTCGCGGACCTCGTGGACCGCCGTCGTGACCTCACCCGACAGGATGCCCTCGGTGGACGCTGTAGCGTCATGCTGTTGCCGCTCCGGCGGGGGGAACTCGTAGCCGCAGTCGGGGCACACGGTATAGCCGGTGGCGATCAGGCTCCTGCACTCGGGGCACTGCTTGGCCGGCGCCTCGCCGCCCACGCGGTGGTGGACCTCCCGGACCCGGATGGCGTCGACCGGCCCGTGCCGCAGCACGTTGCCGCCGAAGTCCAGGACCAGACAGTTCTCCTTCCCCTCGCACAGACGGAAGCCCCGCCCGACCATCTGGTAGTAGAGGCCTGGGGACAGCGTCGGCCGCATCATGGCCACGCAGTCGATGTTCGGGGCGTCGAACCCCGTGGTGAGCACGTTGACGTTGACCAAGTACTTGATCCGACCCTCTTTGAACTGAGCTAGGACCCGGTCGCGCTCCTCGCTCGCCGTCTCGCCAAACACCGTGGCCACGGGCTCGCTCGCCATCCGGCCCAGCACCGCGGCGACGTGCTCCGCGTGCTTGACGCCGGTGGTGAACACGAGCACCGACCGGCGCGCCTGCGCCTGCTCGACGATCTCCCGACAGGCCGACTCCACGAGTTCGTCGGTGTCCATCAACTCCTCGGCCTCACTGGCGATGAACTCGCCCGCGCGCACATGCAGACCCGACGTGTCCAGCGGCTGGGCCGCGCCCTTGGTCACCAGTGGGCAGAGGTATCCCTGGACGATCAGCTCCTTCACGCCGATCTCGTAGCAGACCTCGTTCAGGTTGTTGCCGGGCTCGCAGATCATCCCGCTCTTCATCCGGAACGGCGTCGCGGTCAGGCCGATCACCCGCAGGTGCGGGTTCACCTTCCTGGCGTCGTCGAGGAACGTCCGGTACATCCCATCCCCATCGGGCGGGATCATGTGGGCCTCGTCGATGATCACCAGGTCGAACGCGTCGAGCTCGCAGGCCCGTTTGTACACCGACTGGATGCCAGCGATGATGATCGGGTGCTCGGTGTCGCGGCTCTTCAGACCGGCCGAGTAGATCCCCGTCTTCATCCACATCTCGGGAGCCACGACCTGGATCTTCTCCAGCGCCTGCTCGAGCAGCTCCTTCACGTGGGCCAGGATCAGAACACGTCCGTTCCACCGGCCCACCGCGTCCCGGCAGACCGTGGCCATGACCGGCGTCTTGCCCCCGCCCGTGGGGATCACCACGCAGGGGTTGTCTTCCCGGTCCCGCAGATGCTGGTAGATCGCGTCCACCGCCTCCTGCTGATAGGGCCTCAGTTCAAGCATCGACGATCTCCTCCAGGCGCACGAGGGTGCGGCCGCCGCGGACCGACCCGCGCATCTCGATGTTCAGTTTCTTGATCTGGCTGTCGTCCGTGTACAGGCCGCCGTGCTGCAGAGCGTCCAGGAGCGCCTTCTGCACGTTGTCGATGTCCCTTCGCTGCCGGTCCGGCGGATAGACCTCGATCTCCAGATGCAGGGGCCCGTCCAGGCTCCCGATCCCGAGGCCGGCGAGGATGGCGCAGACCCGCTCGCGGAACCTGCGCCCCTCGCGGCTGATGAGCGTCCGGGGCCCGACCCGCCGGTAGTAGTGGTTCACCGACGGAGGGAACGGGAGCTCGACCTCGATCATCGCCGGGCCCAAGGCGGCGTGCTCGAGGTCTCCTGCTGCGGAACGCCCGCGGCGGCGTCCTTGCGCGCGTAGCCGCGGATCTCGTTGACCACGTCGCCCGTGTCGTCGCGCTTCTTGCACTTCACCGTGATCTGCAGCGGCAGGTTGTGCAGCTCTACCGAGTCCTTGGGCTGCAGCACGCCGACCGCCCGGCAGATCGCCGACAGTTCGCCCTGGGCGATCTGGACCGCCTGGCGATTCGGGTTGTCCAGGTTGAGCCGGGCCCACAGCAGCCGGTTCTTGAACGGGCCGTCGATCACCTGGAACGTCAGCTCGAGGTAGTGACCGGAGCCGCTCTTGGTCGGCTTCATCTGCGAGTCGGTGATGACCGTGAGGTACTTGCCCGCGGGCAGCGGCTCGAAATCGGTCGCGGGGTCGACGGTCGCGGCATCGAAGCCGTTGAGGTTCGCCATGGTTACTTCGCTCCTTTGGTCTTGCCGCCCTGGGGCGCACTCACAGGTTCGGGGTGGATGTGCTGGGCGTAGACGTTCCAGTCCAGCGGCATCTCTTCGGGAAGGGCGAGGCGGTTCTTGGCCACGTGGGCGGGGCGCTCGACCGTGCGCAGCACGCGCTCGCCGGTGCCGATGCCCTGGTTCCGCTTGCGGTCGAAGCCCTCGTCGGTCTGCTTCGTGAAGACCTTGAACGTGGCGAACATGACCTCGTCGCACCACTCCTGCAGGACCTGAGAAGCCAGGCGATGCAGGCGCGGCACGTAGCGGTCGTAGGACTCGGTCTCGGGGTTCTCGAAGCGTTCGATACGGGCGTGGGCGATCAGGATCGCCGTCATGCCCTTCTCGCTGCGCAGCGCCGACAGGCCCTCGATGAACTCGCGCCACTGCGTCAGGGCGAACACGTAGCCCTTGGCGTAGCCGATGTCCTCGATGCTCTCGACGTTGCGCCGGCGGCAGACGTCGGCCCAGATCAGCCGCTCCAGCCAATCCAGGGAGTCGATCACAACAGTTCGATAGGGGTGCTCGTCGCTGTAGAGCTCCGACAGGGCCTGCATGGCCTGATCGAACGTCGCGGTGACGGGGAACTTGGCGCAATCGATCTCGCCGAGGCCGTCCTCGGTCTGGATGAACACCGGGCTGGGTGCGCAGCTGGCGAAGGTCGACTTCCCGATGCCGTGGGTACCGTAGAGCATCACCCGCCTGGGCGCCGGACTTCGTCCGCTGATGACTTGCTGCAAGAGTTTCACGGTCGTCTCTCCTTCCATTCGTGGTTGGTGGGGAAGCGGGCGGACCTAGGGAGTCCCGACGCGCCCGGGCGACGGCGCGTCACGCCATTCCGCCCGCTTCCACCTGTGTCAGATCAGGTCGAAGGTCCGGATGTCCTCGTAGCCGCTGAGCCACTCGTCCTTCTCGCGGCAGGCGATCAGGCGCGCGATGCTCTCCTCGTTCTCCTTCTGGGCGAGGCCGAGGACCTCCTCGCTCATGCGCCAGACGCCGGTGCGCAGCGGCTCGCGCTTCTCGACGGCGATCATGTAGACGGGGAGCCGCTCGCCGGTGAGCGCGGCGGCCAGAGACCGGTAGAAGGCCAGCTGGTAGGCGTAGCCGTAGCTGCGCGCGTCCATCTGGAGCCAGTCGAGGTTGTCGCAGGTCTTCAGGTCGACGATACCGCGCTCCGGGTTCAGCCAGTCCAGGCGCGACTGGCATGGTACGCCGCAGTACTCGGCGCGGATGACGCCCTCAGCGACGCCGTCAGCCAGCAGCGCCGCGGCGTGCTTGTGGGCCCGCACCGACGCGTTTAGGCTCTCGATCAGTGCCGCCTGATCGTCGTCGAGCACGGGTTTGCCCATCGCCTCCGCCCAATCCTGGAAAGCCTTGGTGCGGCTGCCGAACGGCAGGCCGGTCTTCGGGTTGATCGGGCCGCCGAACGCGTAGGCCCGCTCGTAGGCCTCGCGGCCCTCGAGGATCAGAACGTGGGCGGCGCGACCGAGGACGTACGCCGGGCGGTCCTCGTCGTGGACCAGGCCGAGTTCCTTCTTGTGAAAGAGCAGCGCGTTGCGCCGGAACTCGGCCAGCAGGTGACTGGAGAGGTACTTGCCGGCCTGGGCGTGGTAGACGTCAGCCGGTTCGTGGATCAGGAAGCCCAAGTCTTCGACGAAGGCGTCCCCGTCCTTCCGGCGCTTGCGAAACACATCCGGGATGCTCATGCGTTGGACTCCTTCATTGGCGCCGCAGCACCTGCGGTTGGGCGTTTGCGCGTTTCGATCCGACCTGGATCGGGATCACGCTTGAGGTAACTGACGATCAAGTCCGCGACGGCATGGACCACGGCGTCGGTGTCTTTCTCGGATAGCTCGCGGCAGTGCCGGCGGATCTCGAATCGGGTGGAGGGCGCCACGGCTACGCCCTCCTCAGCGACAGCAGAAAGTCCTCGATCGCCGGGTGCGGTTTGAGATTCCGTCGCTGCACCACTGACGCGGACTCTTCATCGAGCTCGCGGTCATCGAGGCGGCGGAGGAACTTCCCACGGAGCACGTCGAGGCTCTTCACCAGCCGCCACACCAGGTCGTCGTCGACCTTGTGGACCGCGACGAGACCACCGATGAGCAGGGCCTCTTCCTCGAACAGGTCCGTGATCAGTTCACGGGCTTCGGCTTTGGTGATCATGGGCTCCTCGCTTCCCGGGACCCGATGTTCCATGCGTCCCTGATGGACAAAGGGGGGGCGAGGCCCGGAAGTGGGGACATGCTGCGGCGGTGTCACGACATCTCCTTCTCATGGCTTCGGATAGCGGCTTCGGCCCTTTGGCGGCGCTTCTTCGCGGCCTCGGTCTTGAGCCCCGCGTCGCGCGCGTACTCCGAGATGGACTGACCGTAGAGGCGGGTGCCGACCAGGAGGAGGAAGTCGGGTTCAGTGATTCGGCCGGCGTCGAGATGCGCTTGGAGTCGCGCCAATTCCCGCCGGTGCATGTCGCGGAGATCGACCCAGTCGAGGTCGACTCCCTCGATAGCGCCGGCCAGATTCGACATCTCGTCAGGGTCTGTTGCGATCTCCCTCTCCGCGTGAAGCCATTCCCGCCGGTAGTCATCGTGCAGCCGGTGGATCGTCGAGTTGTAGATCCACTGCACGAGACGGTCGCGCCTACGCGCGAGATCGATCCGGCACACCGACTGATGAAAGGCCCAGAAAATCCGTTGCCAGCGCTCGTCCGGGTCGTCCATGTCCCATGACCGTTTCCTGAAGTGGATCGAACCCAACCCTGGCCAGAACACTGCGAGCAGGATCGTCCGCCACCGGTGATCTCCGTCCGTTTCATGAGCCGCAAGGATCGACCGCAAAACCACGTCCTTGCTCGGGTCGTTGGACGATCCATGGCGCATGAACACAATCACATCCGTCCATGTGGTGAACTGCCGCAGGAACGGCTCGCGATCCTGGAGATTGATGAGAAGGTTTTTGTACGCTTCGGTTTCGAGTTGCCGTTCAAGTCGAGCACGATCCCGATTCCTCGAGACGCTTGCCATGACGCCTGGCCTTCCTGGCCGGGCGTCTCGCGCCGTCTACTGGCCGATCAGGGCGTCATGCACCTCGAGGTTTTTGTGACGATCCTCTAA